TGATCTTTCTTACAAAATAGAATCCATCAGATATTCCAAGATTATTTCCGGTACCGTTAGATCTATAATAAACAGCATCACCCGTGTAAAATGGATGATTTTGGATAGTTAAACTATTTCCACTAAAAGTTCCTGAAAATGTTACTGATCTATCATTTACTGTTACCTTTTGATTCAAATAGGTAGGTAAAGATGGAGATGCTACATATAAAGATTTTTCATCATCAACATAAACATTTTGTACGTTTGTGGTATACTTACTCAGAGTAGGATAATTGCTAGAGTCAAATCTAGATAAAATCTTTGTTACATCATAAACTTGATTGGAATTTAAAGGTCCTTGACCGGAAATAGTAACTGATTTCTGATTCCTATAGGAAATTATGGTTCCGAAAATTTCAGTTCCGGGTCTACCGAAAGATGGAAGTATTGAGACTCTATCCCCAATAACAAAAGAATGATCATCATAAAAATTCAAAGCGTAAGAATTATTAGAAGAATCGAGTAATTCGATAGATTCTGTTGTGTATGAAGTTGATACGTTAAAGAACCAATTATCGAATTTATATTCTTCTATCTCATCACCAAGAGTTTTTATTTTAATTGGATCACCTGCAGAAAAAGAACTATTCTGATCCTGCAATTCAATGTCTGATAATACTCCTGTTACTCTAAACTTTACAATTTTTTGCGAATCATCATATCCATAAGCATATGAATTTGATTTTATTTCAGTGCCACTTGGAATTTCTTGAGTGATTCCTGAGCAATTTAAAAACTGAGTAAGAGTTTTATCTGTATATGTTATTGTAATTTGAGATCCATTTTCTAGATCTACAATTAATTCTCCAGATTGAGGAAATCCTACTGTAGAGTCAACATCAAGTGAAGTCGAGCTTGATGTAAAACCACCAACACTAGAATCTATATCTCTAATAGATGTAACAGATAAAGTTTTTGGATGAATAGAAAATTCTCCAAAAATAGTACCATCAACATCAATATCTCTCTGATATCCAATATCTAAACTGAGAACATAATAATCTTTATTTGCCCTTTGAATTCTTTCTACCTGAGTTACAGTCCCTCTTGCTTTTGGTAAGAATGAACTCTCGTCCTGATAAACAGTTCTATTTACGAGTTGATTTATATCACCATCAATATTTTCAACAACCAAATCTTTAGTTACTCTGTACTGAGCATCAGATGGTTGAATTAGATAGTCTTGTGGCCTTATAACTGTAACATCTTTGCCATATAAAGCCCTGAACAAAATTTCAAAGGAACCCTCAGTTCCTTTAGATGAATAAAAGTCTACTGCTTGCTTAATGAAGAGACCATCATTCAATCCACTAAAAAGTGTTCTATCCTCAAAACCAGGAGTTACTTGAGTTTTTAATTTTACAAAAAATTTCTGTAAGAAAAGAATACTCAGATTCTTTACAGTCGATGATGAACCATGTTCCTCTACAGCAGAGTCGGTAAAAACAAGTTCGTCTGGATTTGATGAATTATCTAAAGATGTTGTTCCACTAAAACCTCTAATACATCCAGTAAAAGAAGTTGCCGTTTTTCCGGTATATGTTATTACTTCAGAATCAATTAAAAGAAGACCGTAAGAATTGGGGAATCCAGCAGTAGAGCTAACATTTATAGTCGTATCAAAAAAAGATACGTTAGATGTAAGAGTAGTAGAATCAATTAAATTAGATAAGTTATCTACTTTTACATATTGATCTAAATTGGAAATTAAATCATATGTAGATCCTTGACTTTCCAGAGACAAGTAATATTGTTTTAAGAATTCTGAAACTAAAGGAAATTCATCCTTTACGAACTCCGGAAGTTGATTTTCAACAACTGAACTAATTTTGATTCTTGTTTCTGCCATTTTGTTATATTCTTACGAGGTCTCCGTTGGAATAACTTGAAGTTACCGTATATGTTGATCCAGAGATATCAGAACCTGAAGATATTTCATCTGATACCATATTTAACACACTAGAAGATGCGTCTAATTGCAAATATAAATCCTGTAATCCAATGACATCATTTGATCTCGGGGATACTGAAATTTCAATAATAGATTCTCCTCCAATATTTTTTGAAGTCGAGGTAATATTGATTGGATTTAATATAATTTCACCTCTTTCATAATCAATTCTGCCAACATTATTTCTTACGACTGTAGGAGTATTTGTGGACGTTATGGTGAAGAAAAATATAGATCCTGTTTTTCCATCAGAATTTGGAATATCTGACATATAAACTGTTCCATTCACTGAACTAATAGTAAATCCAGAAGACTTAATATTATATCCACTCATTTTATTGATATGGAATGCATTTCCATAACATATCTCATAGTCGGCAAATTGATTCAATGCCGGTCTCATATCTCTTCTCATAATAATTTTGGTTATATTTGAAGTGATAGCACTGTTACTATCGTCAATCAATTTTAGGAACTTACTATACTTGAATCTTGCACCATACTTATTAAGTTCGGAAGAATTCGCATAAAGGTTTATATTGTTCGATACTATGGTCTGCAAGTAATCTGCACTTGGAGCCTCGTTTGAGTTATAGTAAACTGCAGAATTGAATTCAACGTAAAGATACTTAAGATCTAAAATTTCTGGAACTATTCCAGCAACACTATATTTTCTTAAACTATTGCGAATATTTTGTTTTACTTGACTAGAAACAAATGTTCCATTTATTGGTTTAATGGAAATGTAAACTTTACCAAATCTTGGGGGATTCAAATCTTCCCCACCAAAAACAGAAACTGATTCTGTCTCTGGATATATTGTTGGGATTATAGTTTCATAATCTGTTGCGGTTACAGCTCTATTTTGGGAAGAATATATTCTTGGAGCATATTTTTTGATAGAATCTACAGATTCTATGTCTTGTCCACCTCTAGACTCTGTATTAGTAGTTAATAGGGAAATTCCAGTTGTAACTACTCTATTGTTATTATCAACGATTCTTCCATTGAAAGTGAAAGAAGAAACTCCATTTGCACCTTCACCTGTAGTGGTTACATAGGAAACTTCAATATAATTTTGATTATCAAGTTTAACTCCAAATACTCCATCACCAAAGATAAGTTCATATCTTTGATCCTCTATCTCTTGAATAAAAAATACTCTAGAAGTAGAATCTACATCAAGTAAACTAGAGGATAATGTAAACTTACGAGTTACTGTGCTTGATTGAGTATTTCTAACAAGAACAGATATTGATTTGGTATCAATGTCAGAGTTATCTAAAATAAACTTTTGATTGAGATTATTTGAATCGACAGTAAAAGTTTTTACTAAGAAAGTTCCCTCGTAAACAGAAACATTCTCAAAGAGTGCTATTCCGTTTATAACTGGACGAGTAACGTCCTCAGGAATAGTGAAGGTATAACTTTGATTACCAAAAGAACTCGATGATGTGCAAACAGTTCCTTTTTTAAGGGTAAGAGTTAATGGTCTTGTTGTAAATCCTGTGGTATCAACAAAGAAAGAGATGTTTGCTCTTGCTGATGTTTTTGATCTTGGAACATATCCAATATTTCTAGCAAGAGAAACAACATTTTCTCTTAAAGTAGCACTGTCAATAAACACCTCATTGCTAATCATATTAGCATTATATGAAGTAATATAGGTGTTATATGCTAAAACATCTATCAACGTTGATAAAGTTGATCCTTCGAAATCATAGTCAGTAAAATTTGAATTCGATCTAAGGTAATCCTTAATCGAAGTTTTTATCTGATCGAAGTCTAGGTTAGTGAAATTTACTAATGCCATTATCGTGTTGGCTGTAATGCAAATGATAATTGTTGGGGTAATACATCAATTCCAACAATATAATAATTAATTGTTACGTTGAATTCATTATTATCATAATTTGGTGATACATCAACAGAGATCAAATCAACTCTTGGCTCGTAGTTATTGATGGTATTGGTAATTTCATCCTTGATAACAGAAGCAGAAATCTCATCCATATTCTCAAAAAGTGTTTGAGACACTCTAGAACCGAGATTTTCGTTAAAAAATCTTTCTCCTGGAAGTGTAAAGATGAGATTTCTGACTGAACGAGCAATAGCAGTTTCATTTTTAATAGAAATCAAGTCATTATTCAGGGGATTAACCTGAAATGACATGCTAATATCTTTGAAATCCCTACTTAGCCGTTCTACAGGCATGAAAATATTATAAATCTATCTTATTTATTCGGGTTTTTTGATTCATAAAGTGGTTCAGTTCCATATTCCCAATCATCATAGTCCTCATCATTACGAATTCTCTCATGAATTTCATTTTGATGAAAAAAATCATGCTTTTTTGGTGTGAGATCATCATTACTAATCTCTCTCAACATCTTCTTTTCTTGAATTTTCTCAAAAACACCATAATCTGAAGTTAAATGCGTGGTTCCCCAGAGTTCGTACATGTAATTTGGGTCACGATCTGATGGTTTTCCCATTTGTGCTCTCCTGATCTGTTAAATCAGAACTTTTTACGGGGTTGCTATCCCGTTTTTCAAGAACATCATAGTCATTTTCGAGTATTTCTTGTAGATATTCATCATCCCACATGTCATAGTATGTGGTTCTAGCAAGATTTTCCCTAAACTTCCGCAACTTATCTGTTGGTTGAGCTAAAATTAAGTTATATTTGCCGTTATTTGTCTTTATACCCTTAATGTAAGTATCATATGAACCACAATCCTCAAAGAATTTCCATCCAGGATGCTTCGAGTTATGAAAATCAACCCAAGATTGAACGGAATTCAAATCAAAGTAGTCTTCTATGATGTATATTATAACCTGATATCCTTCAATCGGTATAATTTCCTCAGCAGAGCACTCTACAATCTTATATTTCGAGTGAGATGCAAATGGACAAATCGCAAATCCATTTAGTTCTTCTCTCACTTTCGATACTTCCTTTATCCAATTAAGGATATAAAGTTCTTTTTCGGTAAACATAAAAAAAGAGTGCTTATTACTATTTAAGCACTCTAATATATTATTTTCCTTGACCCCGATACCGTTTCTTTTTACCGTTACGGGATGTAGCACTCAGCAATGTACGAGCAGAACGTCCTTGACGTGTCTTCTTTGGTGCTCCTGATTGAAAAACAGTTTTATTTCCACCACCTTTAGCCATTAGATTTCCTCCAGTTCGAGTTGTTCAAT